ATATTTAAGTAGAAAGATGTCTTTAAGTATGGGAATGCCGTTACGCTGTTTTTGTGTAGTAGTCTTGTTAATGCCTGATAAAACTAAAATATCGCCACGTTTGAGAGAATACGAGCTTTTAAGCTCCTTTTTGCTTGTGATAGGCGTTAATGTGTTGCTAGATGAAAGTAAGTCCTCGAGGATAAGGTGTAAATCAAAATCAACGTGATCTTTTAAAATAACCGGTTTAAGAGTAATTTTTAATCCAACGTCTTTATATTCGTATGAATTTTGAGTTGTCGTCTGGGTAGCCGAAGTCTGAGAATTTTGCACTAAATAAGGAATGTTTTGAACGGCAGAGAAATTAACTTCAGTGTGATTTTTAGCAGTCAAAAAAGGGCTGGATATGATCTTGGTTAAGCCGTTGGTATCAAGGAAATTTAAGACGCCAAAAAAGCCCTCGCTATCGTTTCTTACGACGTTTGAATTAGTCGTGTAAGGCGAAGTGATAAGATTTATATAATAGGCTAAATCGCCGTGATTTAGCGGCCTAAGCAGGCTTTGAAGCTTTGCGCCGCGGTCTTTGATGTCTTTTAGATTAGTTTCCGTGATAGTGAGCTTAAACTCAACTTGCTCCAAAGGCTTATCAATAGAAGCCACGGCTTGCTTAATTTGCTCGTATGCAACATCATCGGCGCGAAAGAATACGGAGTTTGAAGTCGTGGAATACGTCGCATTTAGCTCAAAATTTGCCATTATACGGCGAACGTCCTCGACGATATAATTACTAAGATCGATACGCCTTAAATCGTAATCCGGCAGCTTTTTATCAGTAATATAGTAAAAATTATCCTTTTTGTAAAGAAATAACCCTTTGGACTCGAGCATTTTTCTAAACATAGAAAGGGTTAAATTTGTATCGTGCTGGTAGATGAAATAGTAGTAATTGTCGTCTATACTGTCATCTGTAACGATAGCTATATTATTAAATTTACTTGCAAGCTCGGCAAAATTTAGTAAATCGGTGTAAATAGTTTCAGCTTTAACAAAGCTACTTAAACAAAGAATTAGAATTAGGATTTTTTTGAGAGTTTTCATAAAGAGCACCTTTATTAGATTTTTGAAATGAAGCAAGCTTAATAGTATCAAGCACCGGAGATTTGAAAACGAGATAATATTCAACATAATGCTTATTTTTCGTAGTAGAGTAAAAATAAGCAGGTTTATGGCTTGAAATAACAAAAGATACATAGGTATAAGGGAAAGAACCCGAACCGCCTTTAAAACGGCAACTATCGGCAACGCAAACGATTTCGTAAATATATAAAGCCTCTAGGGGTTCATCGTCAGATTTTACTGGATAGGCAGGTTTTGAGACCCTAGAAGAATCAACCGAAACGGATGAAATTTGAGAGGATAAATTATCGGACGGAGCCGCCGCGTATTCGTCGGGAACGGCAAAGGTAGTATTAAGAACATAAATAAAAGAAAGAATAGTGATAAGAGTTATAATAAGGCCAGCGACCATAAAAAATTTAACTACCGATTTACTCTTGCTGTCCTGACCTGAATGATAGAGATTAAAAACTTCCTGATTAAAAGGCAAATTTATATTAAAGTTATTGACCCGGTCAGATTGATACATCTTATAAGAAGTAAAATAAGCGTATTTAAAGCGTTTAGAGAATAGACGCTTAGAACTATCTATCGCGCGGTAAAACTTCTCGGCTACGCGCTTGTATTCATTATTTACCAGACTTAAATCTTGAGTGATAAAATAAAGGTCTTGATAAAGATGCCTGTGATAAGTAACCCACCAAACTAGAACTGGATCCTCTTTAGCCTTAAAATAGTTATGTATCTCATCAACAACAAAAAGAGTCTTATAAAGCCTCATTTCTTTGGCTAGCTCGATAAGTTCTTTATCGGTCTTTTTTTCTATCTTATAGGCATTATAGAGCTTTGAAAGGTTGGCATATACTTCATCATAGTCAAATTTTAATAAACGCTCATCAAGCTCAAACTTAAATTCATTGATATTAGTATAGGCGTAAAGATATTTGTTTTCAGGAAGTTTGGGCTTTAAAATTTTACCCAAAAGGCCTTTAGCGGGCTTTGGCTTATAAATAAACATAGACCAAAGCTTATATACAGCAAAATATGATTTTCCGGAGCCTGGATTACCGACTATATAGGTTATCATGGGTTAGAGCCTGGCGATGTTAAATGTAGTCAAAGTAAGCTGCATTGAATGCAAAACTTTAAAAGCGATCTTGTAAGCATAAAGTAAAATTATAGAAACAATAGGAGCAGAAAAAATATTATAAACATCAACGAAAGCATTCCAAACACCAAGGGCTCTAAGAATATCCATAGCCCAAGCCAAAATTTCATTACTACCACCAGAGCTAATATCGCTTAAAAAAGATATAAATTGATTGATTTTTTCATAAACAAACATAATAAGCTTAAAAACAGCCCAACCATAAGCTATAACAAGAGCAAACAAAGAAATATTGATAAGAACCATCTTACCGAATGTAACTTTTTTAAGAATCCAACCAACAAATTTTTCAGCAAGAAAAGTTCTAAAAAACCAAACAATAGCAGAATATAAAGCAGGCATTATCTATCCTTTAAAATGAAAATATCAAAAACTTAATAATCAAGAAAAGAAAACAGCCAAAGAAAAACACATAAAAAAGATAATAAAAAGCGTCAGATGCAGGCTCGACGATCTTACAAAAGTCAAAATCCATAACTACGTTATAACCAAAAAAATCAATAGTTTCTTTACGAGAACAACTCTTTGGAACGCTTTTTTTAGAAATATCGTTAAGGCCTTTGCCTTTTAAATTATTAATAAATTGATCAATACCGTTTTTAAAGGCGTTAAAACCTTCAGCACCTTCAAATTCTTTTTCAATTTTTGAAAAAGCATCCTTATAAGCTTTTTCAAAAGCACCCATCTCTTTATTTAAACCATCAGAATTAAAATCACTCTCTTTAAATTTAGCTTCGCCGTCTTTATTCTTGCCATCGTCTTTGCCGCCGTTACCGCCGCCACCTGATCCACCGCCTGGATTTGGATTTGGCTTTGGATCGGGATTATCTCCAGAGCCGCCACCAGGATTTGGATTTGGATTTGGATTATCTCCAGAGCCGCCACCATTTCCACCACCGCCTGAATTACCTCCGCCTCCATTATCTCCGCCGGGATCAGGCTGAGGATTATTAGGATCAGGTTGAGGATCAGGATTATCGGGTTTAGTGGTATTATCGTCAGGTTTAGGATCGGGTTTATAATCAGGAGATTTAAATTCAAATGAGTAACCATTAGAGCATTTGCCAGAAAAATAACCAGGCTTACCCATTACTCCAAGACTTTCAAAAGTTTCAGGAACACCTAAACCTAAACTACCGCAAAAACACTTAAAAACCTCTCCGTCAGTTTTTGCAGCACTACAATCAGTGCAAGAACCATCAGCCCAGCCGTATTTATTTGTTTTTTCATCAGTGCAATCAGTAAAACAACTATTTGTTTGAGGATTCCAAGATTGACCATCAGGACATTTTTGACACTGTTTCGTAAAGGTATTGAAATGTTCATCGGGTTGGCAAGAAGCAACCTTTGCGACAAAATATTTTTCATAATATGAAAATTCTTGCTCAATATAGCCGGGAATTTCGGGTTTATATTTACGAGAACAAGCCAAAATAATATCACCTGATTTTTGGCAAGGTATTTTAATTTTATCAAAAGAGCTATCATAATTTACAAGTTCTATAATTTTACCGCTGTGTTTTTTTGCTAAAAAACCCGAATCCCTAAGAAAGGATAAGTTAAAAACAATACTAGAAGAAGTATACGTATAATAATCATCTCCTATTTTAAGATATTGAGAGTTTAAAATTTCAACGCCTGAAACCTTTGAAAAACCAGAAGGAGCATATTCACTATACCTGACCAAAGAAAAATCTTCATTGCTTAAAGAATTTAAGTCAATGGCTGATAAATTTAAACAAAAGGAAAAAGCTAAGAGGATAAATTTTAATAAACCTCGCATGGGAGAGCCTATTTAATCAATTTCTTAGCTAAGATGCTTATACAAAGTGAAAATGGAAATGATATAAATAAGAAATAGATAAATATGCTAGCAAAATAATCAAACGAAGCAACGCCAGTAATTGTAAACATTTTAAGCACCTTAGCTAAATTTATGAACGAGCAAAATAAACAGCAAATTCACGAGAAAGCCGAATAAGATACCCGATAGAGCCATCATAAAGTTATATTGTTCTTGAGAAAGACCAAGATCAATCATTCGCCGATCTCCTGAAAAAATCAATCGCAAGAGATACCACGAAGTAAGCAACAAAGGCTCCGAACATAGGAACAAATAAAGAAAGCATAAACTTATAAAATTTAGCCAACTCTATAAATTCAAACATATCAGAGCCTTTACACCTTCAAGAGAAAATCGGATTAACCGGCTTTGCGGATCATCTTAAAGGCTATCGACAAAACGGCAATAGCAGCAAGAGCAGCAAAAACAGCAGCACCGATTTTATAAACGTTTGTCAAATCAAACGTTCCTGAAACTACGCCAGCGTCAGACATAGTTATACCCTCGGCCATAGCGACCGAACCAAGAGCTACAAGCCCTAGGACTTTAGATTTAAGCCCCGAGAAGAGTTTCTTAAACATCTTCTATCCTTTCAAGAAAATTTAGTAGTTTTTGAGCTACTTATTTAAGAGCTAAAAAATTAACGCTTAAATAAGTAGCCGAAATAAATTCGGCTAAATTTAAAACAAACCAGGCTCAAGCTCAATATTAAGCCTATAGCCACGAGACTTTAAAAGTTTGATAATGTCTCTTATGGATAAATCTATGTCAGACACGTTATCGTAATGAGTGTCATATTTGCCAGTACCGTCATCAAAGAGATAAAAACGCTCTCTAAACTCCTTAAAATCTGTATAACACTTTTCTACAATCTCGACCATTTCATCAGTATTGTAAGGGTTTTTCATTTTTCCACCGCCTTGGGTAAAAAATGCTCGTAAGGAGTAATAACTATAGCAGAGCCGCTTCCGTCTGGAAATGTGCCAGAAAAAACAACCTCTTCGCCAAGGTTAAATTTCTTTTTTATAACATCAGCAACGCGAGTAGCAGTCGGATCGTCAGGACAAGGAATTCTAAAATCAACATACTGACTTAAAAAAACTCCTTCGCTTACATTTTTGTAAGTATTAGAGGAACTTATAACGACGTGAGCGGAATTATCCTCACAAAGAACAGCCCCAAAAGGAACAACCCTTAATTCCCCGCATTTAAGCCTATAGGTGACAGAAAAGCTCATGTTAAGCCCCCTTAGAAGCTTTATCGGTTGGCTTTGAGTCAAATAAGAAGTATTCGTAAGGCTCGGCTACAGCTATAATGCGTTGATCACCGGCAGGGAAACCGCCGTGTAAGGTAATAGGGCCTTTTTTAAGTTTTTCACGAACAGCATTCCCAACGAGCCCGGCTGTAGTATCATCAGGGCAAACGATTTTAAATACTACGGGTTGCTGAACGCTGTCTATAATGCCGGTCTTTTTATTTTCGACATCATAAACGTTTACAGTAGATATTCGGACAGATGAGGAGTAGTCGGTTCCCTCAAATTTACCAGAAGCGGAACTCCTAATAAGTCCCTTAACAAGTGTGTAGGTTAATTCATAACCTTTGTCAACTAATTCCATAATGCACCTCTTAAAAATAAATTTAGAGCATAAACGCCGCCGTGGAGGTGCTCTATGCCAAAACACGGCGGAAATAGTTTAGCGCCATATTCAGGGCGGAATTCCATAATTTTTGATATAATCCAAAAATATGAAATACTTTCAACAAATTAGATTTCAACAATGAAATTATTTCATATGTAAGCTTAATATAAAATAAAAAATGAAAGAATTTCTATAAATATGGAAAAAAAAGAAATAGCAAATTTGCTAGAAATAGAGCTTAGAACGCTTTATAATTGGGAAAAAAATAGACCAACTCTGTATAAATTTATAGTTGAAAATATTGATAAAACTATCGAAAAAGATTCTAAATTTAACGAACTTAAAGAATATTTTGAAAAACTTACAGAAAAAGAACAAGAATTTTACTTATCAAATATAAAAATAACTGTCTTAAAAAAAGAGCTAGGGCAATGAAAAAAATACTAATATTATTACTTGGAATAAATTTGCTAGCCTTGGATTTTGGAAAAGATGTAAATATTGTCGGAAAATGGTATATAAGAAGCGTGGATGATTTATCGTTTGCGTTCGCATCAGGGGCTGGGAATAAATGGACATTAAATTTTAAGCCAGACGGAACAATTTACGACATACTAAAAGATAGAGAAGTTAAAAAACAACTTAATTGGCAATATTCAAAAGAACCGGGAGTAGTAAGTATAAAATTTCAATTGGAAGTAGACAATAAACAATTTGTTGAAGCAATGCTCGGGAGTATAATGAACGACGACATAAAAATAAAAGAAAAATTAAATTTAGTAGAAAATAGAGATTGTTATTTAGTAAATATAATAAACAAAGAAAGAGATATATATATGTGCGAAATCTTAGATAAAAAAGAAAGTCAACGAAGAGAAAGAGAAAGAGCAAAAAGAGCGATCAAAATAAACTAAAACTATCTAATTAAACCGCAAGCAGGAGTAACATTTCTATTAAAAGTTAAAGTTTCTTGCAAACTATCCCTACTATCATAAATTTTAAGCTCAAATTTTATATTAAAATGTAATGCAGCCTTAAAGGCAGGATCTTTACAAAGCATACGTTTCAAATCAGTCTTAGACCCCTCAACAAATTTATTTAACTTTTTGTAATTAGTTATATCAACATGCTGATAAGGATTTAACCTAGCATAAAAAACATCTTTTTTACAATTATAATTAAGATTCCTAAAGCCTTCAGAATTAAAAAATTTATGGAAAGGCGAATTTTTATCACTATAGAGACAAAGAAATTCAACAATTGCATCGGGTTGCATTTTTAAAAAATGACCCTTAAAATAATTAAATTTTTTATCAAAATCAGAAGCAAAAGAAACAGAAACAAATAATAATAAAAATAATAAAATTTTACGCATGTTGAAATCCTGTAAATTTTATATGTTATAATAACAAAAAAGCATTAAAAAAACCTAAAATAGGGCATTTGAAAGGTAATTTTGCAGCACATAATCCTCATAACCCGAAGGTCGGCGGTTCAAGTCCGTCCTCCGCAACCAAATCTAAAATTTATCCTTCACTTACTCCAAAAAATCAAATTTTGAATTAAAGAAAATTATTTATGAACTTTGACGTATCTCAAATTTTAATCGTTTTGCTGCTGATTGTAATCGTTTTGCTGGCTTTAAAGCTATTTAAAAAGCAAAAAATCAAGCAAACTAGATACAAGAGCGATAGCGGCGATACGGTAAAAAGCCGTGCCGAACTCATCGTGGCAAATTGGCTGTTTTACCGCGGCATAGATTTTATCTACGAGAAAAAAGCGCCGACCAAAGAGCGCGTCGTTAGCGATTTTTACCTGACGCAAAGCGAAATTTATATCGAATTTTGGGGACTTGAGACGCCGCAATACCTAAAAAGAAAAAGCAAAAAAATCAAAATTTACAAGAAAAACCGCCTGAAACTCATCCAAATGAACGACGATAGTCTGCGCGATCTAAACGCATTTTTTACAAAAGAATTTGCAAGGCTTGGCGCAAAATATCAAATCAAGCTGAGACCGTAA